CTTTAGGGGTCCCTCTTTTGGGGTTTTCACCCATACTCTAACCGAGGTTTCTATGACAACTAGGACAGTATTTGCAAAGGATTCCGTGTCGTATAATGCCAGGCAGGTCACGAATGGTGTTATCGTTATAGATGACACTATTGTTCGTGGTGCTGATGGTAATATGACTTGGACCGGCGCTGATCTTCCTAATTACAAAGAAGTTATTCGGAATAGAGGTGATGCCACGAACAACTATCATGCTGTTAAGTGGCGGCTCATTCATAGTTATGGTTCGGCATACGCAACGTATGGCGATTCCGTAACGACTAATGAGTTTTCCCTTCGAGGAACATTAGGTTCACTGGAAACTCCAGGACCTTATGTAGACTCCGGGACTGGTGATGCCCAACAACGGTCGGTGTCTCAGTTTATTGCCCGTGCTCGCAGTGCAACGTCTCCAGCGCAAGCTGGGACGATACTCGGCGAGATGGCAGAAACGATACATCAGATACGCCATCCTGCTTCATCAATCCGTGATGCTATCGGGGGTTACCTTTCATCCGTAAAGAAACGGACCAGGAACAAACCCCGAAAAACAAAACGTGCTGTTGTTGCGGATACGTGGCTAGAGTATTCTTTCGGTATAATACCTTTAATCTCTGATACGCGCGATGTGGCCAAGGCTTTAGCCAAGGCCTCGTTGCAAATACCAGTCATTAAGTGCTCGGGGACCGGTAACGAAGAATCTGTTACCGAACTTCCGGATGCTTCAGATTCGATTTCGAATCTTGTAATCCGATACCGTAGAAGACGGAAACTCGTTGTGACTGCTCGGACGTATGGCTCTGTCACCATGAAAACTGGTGGCATTCCCGCGTTCGATGAATCACTCGGGTTAACGTTTCAGGAGTTTGTTCCTACAATTTGGAATCTTATTCCTTACTCTTGGCTCGTCGACTATTTCTTTAATGTCGACGATATCTTGTCCGCTGCTACCTTTTGTACGAGTAATATCATCTTTGACGGCCAGTCAGTCAAAACCTCTTCAACAGAAGAGTGTTATGACTTTCAGGACGTCTCGGTGAGAAACTCGTTTTGGAAAGGAAGCGGCGTCTCGGCCGGTACGCTGGGTCTAGAGACTACAGTCTTTAACCGCACAAACGTTGTTACGTACTCGGTTCCCACGCTAGCGTTTTCGCTACCTGGGGTCCGACAATTCGGTAACATCGCAGCGGTTTTAGCTGGACGCTCTCGATCTATTTCATCAACAATGTAGTCTTTTACTTGGAGATAGCAATGTCTATTGCCCTCACATCCCCCGTAACAGGGGGCGCGCAGACGGGCTTCACATCGCCCACGTATACAATCGTGGCTGATGTTGCGCCGTCTATCAACGGGAAACAGTATGCAGTGACCGCCCTGGGCGGCACTCAAACTGGTGCTCGTGTCCACTCTGCCAGTGACCCGTTTACTATTACTTTCGCACGTGCCGCATCCGTTAGGGTGCTGCCTGCGTTTAATACGTCGACGGGAAAACCGGCTTCAGTGCCTCGCAATGTTAGCACGATAATCGTCCGTAAGGGCGCCAATATCGCGGCAAATCAGGTTCCAGAGGTTTTTCTTCTGAAATGTGAAATGTCGGTACCGACGGGTTCGGACGCATATGATGCGGCCAACCTGCGGGCGGCCATCAGTCTCCTTGTTGGAGCTCTGACGGCTCAATCTGCTGGCATTGGTGACTTACTTGCAACTAATGTCATTTAATAAGTGACTTATGAGCAAGTTAGTAAGAGATCTTCTTTCGAAGATCGCTTGCGCTTTCTCGTTGAGCTTTTCTATTCGCTATGGGTCAAAACCCTAAGCTGGAGAATTGCTCTTCGAGTTAGCACCATCTCTCTGACAAGAGAGCGCACTGCAAAGGATGGACAATATGGGACGTATCCCTAATGCTCTTTTCTCTGCCATCAATGCTGATTCGATTTGTAATTCGGGCCAACCTTCTTCCTATTGGGAAGGGGTGAAGCCTGATTACGATTCGATGTCCTTTGTGGAAGCGGCTACGTGTAGCTTTGTGAATAGTTGGCGGAAGAAATTCCGTCCCGACGACTCGTCAAAGCAGGACACAGCTGCCTACATTAAGTGGGCTGACTGCAACTCGCGGTCAGCAACTTGGACTGACAGGTCGAATACCAGTGTGGACGAAGAGTTTTTTGGAACCATGAAAATGGAACTGGATAACTTCTTCTATCCTAACGGGTATCCGCTCTTGCATAGTCTCGACTCGTTCTTCCTAGCCGGAAGACACGGGGCGGGTTCTAGCATTGGGGCTTTGAGCACGGACTTCTATTCCAAGATGTTCGGTTCAAGGCTTACAAGTTCAAACAGCGTTTTGATAGAACACTATCAGAGCAATGTAAGGCGGTTCGCTGAATGGTCTAACGCCGAGCTTACTCGGTCATTAGAATTCGGTCGACCCTTGATTGTTGATGGAAGTAGGCTAAGTTTCGTGCCAAAAACGGACGCAATTTCCCGCACAATATGTGTGGAACCTACCTTGAATATTTTTTATCAATTAGGAGCTGCACATGTTATTGCGAATCGACTTGCAATCTATGGGATTAACCTTAGAGCACAAGCAGATATTAATAGGAAAATGGCGCACGCGGGTTCCCGAGACAATAGTTTTGCAACTATTGACTTGGAGTCCGCCTCTGATACCATCGCTAAATCATTTTGCAAGTTTATACTGCCGAAAGGCGTATACGCCATGCTTGATGTATTGCGATGTTCCAGAACGATCGTACCTGCGCGCTTTACGGGAGTTACACACGAACGATCGTGTGATAACGGGCCCGATGCGATTAGGGACGGTCAGCGCAAAGCGGTGGATCTCGGTTACTTTTCAAGCATGGGGAACGGTTTTACATTCCCCTTGCAAACAGTAATCTTCTCCGCTCTCGTCAAGGCTTGTTATCGGATGTTAAATCTGCCATTTTCCAATGGCGGATCCTTTGCAGTTTTTGGAGATGACATCATCGTGGACGCGAAAGCGTACCTCTTTGTTTGTCATTGCCTTGAACTGTGTGGGTTTTCCGTTAACAAAGCTAAGTCCTTTAATAAAGGACCGTTTAGGGAGTCCTGCGGACACGACTACTTTTATGGTAGTAATATCCGTGGATTTTATATCCAACAGTTGGACACTGTTCAGGACTTCTATGCCGCCATAAATGCAGTTAATGAGTTCAGTGCTCGCACTGGGCTCATAATGCATAACACGGCGCAATTTCTTTTGCGCCGTGTCGACAGAAATATGCATATACCCCTTTGGGATGATCCCAGTGGTGGCATACGCGTACCAAGTCGAATGGCTAAGGCCGTAGGTCGGAGTTTGGAAACTCAGGCCTCCCTGTACTACGTGTACAGACCCAAGAGACAGGTTTGGCAGATTAGTCGTAGTAAAGGCTATAAAGGCTTTTACTATAATTCGTCTGGCTTGCTTATCTCTTTCTTGGCCGGCATGGCTTTGTCTTCCGGGCTTCCGCGCCGTAGCAACGGCAAAGTTGTCTGGAAGAAGAAGCTGGCATCTTGTTCCTATTGGGACGAGATGCCACCGAATGCCGCTTTAATAGGCGGCTTCTCACGGCGGCAGTATTCTACTGCCGTCTCCCATAACATGGGAGACTCGGTGTCAGAGGGTTAATCCCTTCTGACACACTCGGAAT